CTGGAATGGATGGATTGATTTCCACCTCATATCTTGTGGAAAGGCGAAATGTAAGTGAACATAGACAGATCATACTCCTCACACCGATTGGACAGTGGACCGGTTTTCAAGCCGCTCTGTCTGAAAACCTTACCGCTCATGAGCTTATACCCTTACAACCCCTGGCAGGTCGATTCAACGTTATTCGTAGCCAGTGTGGTGATGAGGGAGTTGTCTCTATAGCGCAAGAAGGTGGACAGGCCAGCGCCACAATCCCCCTCGTTGTTCACGAGGCATTGGTTGCAGCAGCACACGCGTGCAAATTCAAGCTGCAAGGTGCCACTATCCAATCATACCTCACCTCTCCAACAGCCAAAGTTGACGCCCAGCTTTTACGTCCTTATTTCAACTCTTATGTCCCTTCACGGACATTCGTGTACTATGTCGATCATCCCATAGCGCACTATGAGTTTTATAATGGTACACACCACCAGGATAGTATGAAGGTTTCCCTTCATTCTTTCATGAATCCATTGTTAGGACAGTTGCCTTGTGCACCTGTCCGCAGCAAGAACAATGATGAACGGTGTGTGAAAGCGCGCGTCACGGACATACAGCACAAGAAACCGCTACGGGTTGATGCTTTTCTAGTTCATGTAATTCGTGAATTCGTCGAGCTCCTAGTTCCGGAGCCTTGGCAGTGTGTCCCATATGGCGTTGAGGAGGTGTATTTGAAACAAAACCGTCCCACCCAACGACAGCAACTCGATGAGGCCCAGCTCGAAGGACCTGTGGTAGACCGTCGCGTGAATTGCTTCCAGAAAGCGGAAGCTTACGGCAAATTGACCGATCCACGCAACATTTCTACCATAGCGTCTATCGATAAACTGGAATACTCTCAGTTCTGTTATGCTTTCGCGCAGCACATGAAATCAGTACCATGGTACGCTTTTGGTAAAACTCCAAAAGAGTGGTCCCAGAAGGTTGCTGATGCAATGGGCCATTCGCGCGGAGCATGTATGGGAGATTTCTCCCGTATGGACGGACACGTTTCAAACATAGGACGAACGCTTACTAGAGCATTTAGTATGCGTTGCACAAATCCTGTATACCACGAGAAATTGTCAGACCTCTTAAACACTCAGCAGTTCCGCAAAGCGCGTACGGCTTTCGGAGTCAAGTTCAATACCCTTTGGACTCGCCTTTCCGGATCTCCTGAGACATCACTCTTTAACACTATCGAGAACGCCTTCATTTGCTTTCTTGCACTACGAATGACCCGCCACTCTGACGGGCATTATTTTACCCCAGCTGAGGCTTGGGGTTATTTGTGCGAGAAATGCCTGTTTGGAGGCGATGATAGTCTTATGGGTGACATGACGGAAGCTATGTATACACGAGCTGCCCAGAAGGTCGGACATGTGGCAACAGCTGCAGTCCTACAACGAGGAGAACCAGGAGTCAATTTCCTGGCGAGGTATTTTGGCCCCAACGTGTGGCAAGGAGACCCGACGAATATGTGCGACATAGAACGGCAAGCGCGCAAGTTTCACACTTGCACACAGCCCATGCCTGACTATGAAGCACGTATGGCGAAGATGACTGAGAAGTGTCTGTCATTGGCCATGACTGATCTGTCTACCCCATTCTTGGGACAGATAGCTCGGGCTTGGTTGCATCGCCGCAAAGTTAAAATTCCGGACAGTATCCTTCCTTGTAGGGATGCTAGCTGGTGGGCCGTCAGT